TCATAACCCACAGGTCGGCGGTTCGATCCCGCCTCCAACCACCAACGCACACCCACCAATGGGTGGTTGCTGCGGGCGAATGAACCGGGCGAGGTCGCCGTGCAGGGTGACCCGCACCGGTGCACCCCGGGATTTGTTGACCGGCTCGATATCGATTCGCTGGATCAGGTCCCTGACGCTGCCGATCAGCTCTCTGTCCGCCACTTCCGTGCTGTCAGCCGCTTGGGCCAGGCGCGATTGCAGCTGTTCGACCTTGCGGGCGTAGTTTTCGGCCGCGCGCGGGTGCAGCTGGACCGGCGGGGCGCCGTCGGCGTCTAGCTGCTGCAGGGCCGCCTTCAGTTCGGCCTGTTCGATCTCGAGGGTCTCCAGCTTCTTGCCGATGACGGCGGCCGCCGTCGCGCCGGAGAGCAGGGCTTCGGCCCCGCGCTCGATCGCCCGCTCGACCTCGGCCAGCCGCCGCGTCAGGGGGCGGCGGCGGTCTTCGACCTGGGCGGCCTGCTCGGCCCAGGCGGCGTGATAGGCGCGGACGTAGGCGGCGACGGCCTCGGGGGCCAGTAGCCGCGTGCGCAGGCCGTCCAGCACGCGCTGCTCGATCTCGGCGCGGCTGACGTGGCGGTTGTTGTCGCAGGCGGACGCGCCCTTCTCGCGATAGGCGGCGCAGACCAGGCGGCCCTGGCTGAGCGAGGTGTAGGAGGCCCCGCAGCAGCCGCACTTGGTCAGGCCGGACAGCAAGCCCGGGCGGCGGCGCAGGCTGGCCCGCTGTGACGGATCGGCCGTCTGGCGGCTGTCCAGCCGCTGGCGGGCGGCGTTCCACAGGTCGCGGTCGATGATGGCCAGGTGAGGGACGTCGATGCGCTTGTGCTCGCTGGGCGGCTTGCAGATCGTGATCTTGCGGCCGGTCTGGCGGTCCTTTCGCATCTCGACGCGGTTGTAGACCTTCACGCCGGCGTAGATCTCGCTGTGAAGGATGCCGTTGGCCCGCTGGCGCGAGCCCTGAATGGACGAGGCGTTCCATTCCCGGCCGGCCGGCGACGGGATCCTGTCCTGGTTCAGGCGCTCGGCGATCTCGCGCGACGACATCCGGTCATGGACATACATGGCGAAGATGCGCCGGATGACCTCGGCCTGTTCGGGGACGATCTCGACCAGGCCGCCGGGCTGGGAGCGATAGCCGTAGAGGCGCGAGCCGGTGGCGAGGCCCTTTTCGGCGTTGGACGCCATGCCCCGCTTGGTCTTCAGGCTGAGGTTGCGGATGAAGTCCTGGGCGATGAGGCCCTTGAACGCGACGTGCATGTCCTGGACGCGATCGGTGGACAGGGTGGCGATGCCGGCGCCGACGTCGGCCAGCCGGTTCGCCACGTGCGCCAGGTGCTCGAGGTTGCGGGCCAGGCGGTCTTCGTCCTCGGCCAGCAGCAGGTCGAACTCGCCCCGCTCGGCCGCCGCCAGGGCCGAAAGGAGACCTGGGCGATTCGCCATGGCCGAGCCGGAGATGGCCGCATCGGTATAGGTGGCGACGACCGCCCAGCCCTTGGCGGCCGCGTGCTGGATCAGCAGATTCAGCTGATCGGAGATCGAGCGCTCGTTCTGGCGATCGGAGCTGTAGCGGGCGTAAAGGGCGACGCGGGTCATGGCCGTCCGCCCTCCCAATGGGCGTGTGTCGCGGCGCTGTCACGACGGGGGCTTGAGCAAGTTCTGTTGTGCGGGGCGGTTGCGACAACAGCGGTGCATTGTGCGATTTCGCGTCGTGACGACAGGCTGGGCGTGCGTTGAGCGTCCGCCCCCCTTGAAGGCGAGGTGACGATCAGCGCGTTGCCGGATCTCGAACGGTTCGAGACTGGCGGCGTCATCGCTGAGGAACTGTCGTCGTGAAACTGCATCACACCCTCGATCTGGAAGTCTCGAACAGCGTCGGGTTGATCGCCCTGGCCATTGTGGCGGCGGCGATCGTCGCCGTGGCCGTGGCGCTAATCGTGACTCGCGAGCCTGTCGTTCGGCAAGGGGGCGGCGCTGGCGGCCTGGAAGTCGCGGCGCGCATCCGCACGGGCCATGGCCTGAATGATGCGCAGGAGAGCGGGATCGAGCCCGCCGGAGGGGGGCTCGATCGCTTCGCTGGCGCGGCGAGGAGCGGGGGCCATGACTAGTGCTGCGACCCCGTCGCTGAGATCGCGGCCCACATGTCGTTGGCCTTCTGGATCTGTTCGGCCGCCGGCATGGCGTCGATGTCGCGCGCGGCCTCCTCCAGCGCGTCGGCGATCCAGTCGAGCCCGGCCGCCTTGGCTTCAGGACTGCGCCAGGCAGAGGCCATGCGGCGGGCCTTGGCCGGGCTCATGATCAGCGCCTGACCGGCGCCCTGCAGTCCGACGCGGAAGCCGACGCCGCGCACGGGCACCATGCCGACGACGACGCCGTCGTGCTGAAGGGGAATCCCTTCGAGGCCGGCCGATCTCGGGGGCATGGAGGTCATGGCCGAGCCTCGATGATGCGCACGCTGTTCGGGTGGTAGATCAGGGCGTGATCGATGTCGGCGAAGGCGACATGAACATAAGCCGTGGACGCCTTGCCGGGATGAACGATCCGGCCGCGCTTACCGGTCCAGTCGCCTTCGTTGACCAGCTCGACCTCGGCGCCGATGCGCGGATTGACGCCATAGGCGCGGCGCACATAGCCGTAGCCGTCGTCAGTGCAACTGGTGATCCGCCGCGCCCTGACCATGGACAGGAAGTCGCGGAAGCTGATGGTCCAGACGTCGCTATAGCCAAGGAAGGCCTGGTAGACGGCGCGCGATCGGGTGGCGGCCGAGAGCGTCGACGTCGCTGCATAGTCGCCGACGGTGACGGTCACCTCGTAGAGGCTCCAGTGGGGTGCTGAGGCGTCAGTCACGGCCGCCCTCACCAGGTGCTGCGGAGAGGGCTTCGGCAGCGCGGCGACCGCACATCTGGTCATCAACCGGGACGTCGGTCTCATCGGCCGACATGGCGCAGTGACCCGGCTCGCACGAACAGGCGTAGTGCTTCAGCGCCTCCCGCAGTTTCTCAGCGTCTCGCGCTGGCGCGGGCGGGGTTAGATCCGAGGCGGAAGGCCGGCAGTCGGCGGGGTGGAAAACCCAGAAGCCAGGGCCTTTGAGAGAGCGGACGCGGTAGCGACCATCATCCTCCAGACTGACGAAGGTTCCGGTCCGACCGTCGTCATGGCGGAGGACGGTTCCGGGCATCGGGGCCGTGGCTGTCTCGCTTCCGGTCAGCGGATCCAGCCCCTTGGCGGCCCGCCAGGCGTCGACCGAGCCGTCGCCATCGAGGACGACGCGGGCGGACATGACGGCGGTCTGGACCGCCTCCTTGCGGACATTGGCCGCGGGCTCGTCCAGGACGGCTTTGACCAGCTCGCCGAACTCCTCGGCCATGGCCAGGGTCATGATCCGGTCGCCGGGGAAGAGGGCGCGGGCGCGCGTCAGTTCGGCCCGCACCTGGTCGAGGAAGTCCTCGACCGGATCCGACTGCAGGGCGACGGCGGTGATCTCGTCCAGATCCTTTTCGCCCTGGAGGATGGCGTCGCCCTGCCATCCCGCCTCTTCCTGCGCCGCGACCCATGGGGCGGCGAAGAGGCTGATCAGGTCTTTGCGCTGCCAGTCGGAGCGGCCGGTCTTGGCCCATGTGAGCCCGGCCTGCAGGCGGTCGCCGTCGACGCCCTCCGAGAAGCCCATGAGGATATCTTCGAGCGCGAGGAAGCGCTTCAGCTGAGCGGGCGGGCGCGCGCCGGGTCCGTTGATGATGACTCTGGTCATGGGTCGACTCCGGCTTCGATCAGCTCGCCGATCGAGATGTTGAAGAGTTTGGCGATGTCGCGGACCGGGTAGCCCGCGCGGCGGAACCAGCCGCACCAGACGATCAGGCGCGGGTGGCGGTCGGGGATGGGGTCCAGATCCAGCATCAGGCGGCAAGATCGAGCAGGACGCGCACGCCGTGCGCGGTGGCGGTGAAGGCCGGCGGCCGTCCGGGCAGGCGCGCCGCCAGTCCGTGCCGGGTCATGGCGCCGAGCGCGGCGTAGACCTTGCGGCGCTCGATCTTGCGCGGGTAGCGCCCGTCGTGGACGGCGCGGAGGATCTCGCTCTCGGTCAGCGGCCGGTCCTGGATCGTGCGCAGGATCCGCTCCCACCGGCCGCCGGGATGGTAGCCCCGGTCCACATAGGCCGGTGGCGAGGCCGATGGCGTCAGAGCAGGCGCCGGCGTCCGAACAGGCGCATCAGGGCCGCGTGAATGATCGAGAGCGCGTAGCCCAGGCAGGCGGTCATGCATCGGCGCCTCCCGTCGCCGGAGCCGGTGCGGGCGGCGGGGGCGGCAGGGCCGCCTTGATGGCCTGCAGCAGCTCGGGGATGCCTTCCTGCAGAGGGTCGTCGTCGAAGCCGCGGATGAAGGCTTCGGCCTCGCGCAAAGCGGCGGCCAGGCGGAGGCCCTGTTCGGGCGTCAGCGGCGGGTGGCCGAAGGCGGCGACGTAGAGGTCGTCCTTGTCGATGAAGTTGGCGAAGACGGCGCCGGTGGACATGCCGGCGCGCTTGGCGATGGCCCGGATGGTGCCCTTGGCGTAGCCGACGTCGTTGAACAGGTCGGTCGCGGCGGCGAGGACGCGCTGACGCGTTCTGCGCTTGGCGGCCTGGCGCCGGTTCAGGCGGGCGGGCGGCTCGGCGGCGGCGAGGTCGGGCGCGGGCTGGACGGAGGGGAAGGTCGCGCCGTCCATCAGGCGGCCCTCGCCGAAGGGGCGCTGATGCTCGCCAGCTGGTTGCGGGCGAGGGCGTGGCGCAGGGCGTCCTGCCCCTGGCCGTCAAGCCAGCAGTGGCCGATCAGGCCGTCGCGATCGCCGCCCAGGTCGAGCACATAGACCGAGACGCCCTCGCGCATGTTGGCGTCGCCGTCGAAGCGCAGGTCTTCGATGTCGACCAGCTCGATCGAGCGGCCCGCGCGTTCGCGCTGGATGTGGCGCGCCAGGGCGCCGATGTCGGGAAAGGCCAGAGGTTTGGCCTGGGGGTCAGCCCTGAGCAGGGCGAAGCGGACGTCGGGGGACACGGGATAGCTCCTGCGGTTGAGAGATTTGGGCGCCGGTGCGGCGCGGTGATGGGCGGCCAGAAGGGCGACGCCTTCGATCCAGGGGCGGGCGGACATCAGCGCGTCCCCGCCTGGCGGAGGCCCATCCGGCGGACCAGATCCTCGCGCGCCTTGGCGTAGGTGGGCGCGACCATGGGGTAGTCGGCCGGGAGGCCCCAGCGCCGGCGATACTCGTCCGGCGAGAGGTTGTAGCGGGTGCGCAGGTGGCGCTTCAGCGACTTGAACTTGCGGCCGTCCTCGAGGCAGACGATGTGGTCCGCCGTGATCGACTGGCGGATCGGCACGGCCGGCGCGCCGATGTCGGCCCGCCCGATCTCCTCGCCCCAGCCGTCGAAGTCGGTGCTGGTTTCGGCCAGGGCGTCCTCGGCCCACTGACAGGCCTCGGAGATCTCGCGCTCGTAGTACTCGGCGTCGTCGGTCTCGAGCGTGACCAGGCCGTCGTCGGTGCGGACGCCGCGCAGGACGGCGAGCAGGGGCTCGAGCCGCTCGGTCAGGACCTGCAGGGCCGCGCCGAGGCGCTCGAGGCGTTGTTCGGCCAGTTCTTCGCGGGCGGAGGACGCCGGCGCGGGCGTGTCGGCGTCGCCGGGTTCGGCGGCGGGCGCGGGCGGATCCCTGCGGGATGCTGAGCCGTAGTTGGCGGCCGGGCGCTGGAGGATGCCGGCGGCGTAGCGCGCTTCGTTGGCACGGGTGGCGTTGCCGTAGTCGATGCCGTTGACGACGTGGGGGCCGGTGGGGACCGGCTTTGACGCTGGAGCGTCTCGGCTTTCGTCGCTCAGGTTCAGCCAAGCCGTCCAGTACCGGCCGGACTGGCGCAGTTCGGCCTCTGCGCCGATGCCGAGCGCTTCCTGCCGCAAGAGGGCGAGGCGATAGTCGACCACGCCACGTCCGTCAGGCTGAAGCAGGCCCTTTTCACGCAGGTAATCGATGGCCGCGGCGTCGAGGCGGACGCTGTCCTGTTTAGCGTAATAGCGAAAGCCCAGCCCCGCATGCGTGACGAGGTGGTCTGCGGATTTCGTGGGGTCGGGCTGGCTGACGCGGCACGGGGCGTAGCCGTCATCTAGGGCGTGGCGTGTCACGTGGTCGGCCACTTCGACCAGTGCGAGAAACTGCTTGGCGTTCAGGTTGTCGATCGCTGTGCGGATCCGGCGCCTGTAGGCGTCGGCAAAATCTTCTGCTTCAAGGGCTGCGGCAATCTCGATCGCCTGCTCAAGCGGCGTCGGTTCGCCGGGCTTTAGGCTGGCCGCGCCGTACTCCGCGACCTGGTCGGAGAGCGTCGGGGCCTTGGGCTGGCTGACGCTGCTGCGCAGCTGGTCCCAGCTGCCGTTGTCGAGATAGGCGGCGATGGCGGCGGGGGAGGCCTCGCGGGCGACCTTCAGCTTGGTCTGGACGTCGCGCAGGCCGGAGCGTTCGCCCTCGGCCGCGCGGCCGATGTTGCGGGCCAGCTCGGAGGCGTTCCAGCCGGTGGCGGCCTGCAGCTGCAGCAGCAGCTGGGCGTCTTCCCATGGCGACAGGTCCTGGCGCTGGCTGTTCTCGATGATGGTGATCTGCAGCGCCTCGGCCTCGGTCGCCTCGCGCTCGATGAAGGGGACGCCGGGCGTCAGGGCGGCGGGCAGGGGGCTGCCCGTTTCCATGATGTGGCGGACAGCGCGCCAGCGACGCTCGCCGGCCAGGATCATGCGCACGCCGTTCGCGTCGGGCGGGGTCAGGATCAGGGGCTGGAGCACGTCGTCCGCGCCGATGATCGACAGGGCCAGGTCGGGAATGGTCTCGGGGTCGATCGGGCGGTTGGCCGGGTTGGGCCGGATCTGATCGATGGGCCAGCGGGTGACCGGAACCGCGGAACCGTCGGGCGAAATCAGACCTTCGGCCACGTCCTGGCCGGCGACCCATTGACGGCCCTTGTCGGTCAGGCTCCAGCAGGCCCCGTCGTGTTGGACGACGCCGGCGTCGATCAGCTTGTGCATGTCGCGGCGGACGTTCGAGCCGTCACGGCCGGTCAGGCGGGCCAGATGGCCCGCGTCGCCTTGCGGCTGATCGCGCAGAAGGCGCAGGACGTCGGTGTAGGTGTGGACGACGGCCGGGAAGTCGGGCTTGCGCATTTCGCGCAGGGCAGGGGAAGCCATGTCAGCGGATCCGGTGTTGAGCGGGCAGGGGTTGGGCGGGTCCCGGGGCCTGGAGCGCGGCGCCGGCGAAGGCGACGGCGAGGAGGATGACCAGGACGGCGGCGAGGGCTTCGCGGCCCGTGTCGGTGAGAAGGCGGCCGTTGCGCTTCATTGGAAGGCATCCGGACGGAGGCCGCTCTCGCGGTTCATGCCCGGTCGCCAGCCGCTGTTGGCCAGGGCCGAGGCCGCGACGTTCACATAGGCGAAGCTGAGGCCGCAGATACGGGCGACGCGACGGTCCGCCTTGTCCAGGACGTAACAGCGCGCCTCTTCGCCGCGCAGGCCGCGCGCTGTCGGGTCGATGACGGCGGCGACAGCGCCCGGGCCGCACTCCAAGGCGCGGCACAGGGATTTGACGACGTGGACGGGGTCGGGGCCGTCGAAGCCGCCCGAGATCTCGATGCGTTCGGAGGCGCACGGCGGGCGCAGTTCGATGACGACCAACGGGCCTTCGTCATTGTCGGCCAGGGCTGCGCGCATGGCGGCGGCGTCGGCGAAGGAGAGGGCGGACGCCATCAGCCTTCGTCCCCTTCGGTCGGTCGGATTCGACCCGACCAGGCGTGGACGGCGTCGACCTTGGCCTCGGCCTGGGCCACGGCGGCGTTGAAGGCGTCGGCGAAGAGGTCGCAGGCGCGCAAGTCGCGCTCCAGGCGGACCAGCAGGGCGAGGACGGAACAGGATACTGTCGGAAGCGACCAGGACCGGCCGTCCATGCGGATGCAGACGCGCCCTTCGATGAAGGGGCCCGAGATCACCGCGGCCGTTGAGAGGTCGAAGGACCGGATCGGCGCGCTGTGCAGCTGGGCGATGATGTCCAGCAGGTCGTCATCGATGCTGACGACCGGGACGGCGCCGGGGAAGGCGGCCGGGGCGAACGCGGCGGCCAGCGTCGATGGCGCTGGACCGGCAGCGGGGGTCGAGACGTGAGGCGGGAGGATCATCGAGCGTCTCCCGTCTTGAGAGCCGGGGCGACAGCGACCGGCCGCAGGCGCAGTCCGCCGCGCGCATGACCCTGGGTCGCGCCCTGACGAATCTTGCCTGCGGAGGGGAAGCCGCGCTGCTCAAGCTCGCGGCCGAAGTCGAAGCGGGACAGGGGCGTGAAGGCGCGCCGGTCGCACCAGGCGAGGTAGTCCTGAAACAGATGGGCGACGAGGGTGCGCGTCGTCGGCTCGGCCTCGGTGCGTTCGACCAGCCAGGGGCCGACGCTGGGGGCTGCGGCGGCGGCCGCAACCTCGGCCGTGCCGGCGCCGGACAGGCCGCGCACCGCACGGGTCAGCTGGGCGACGAGCCGCAGGGCCGCCTGATCGTGAACGAGGCGGTCGGCCTCGTCGCCGTAGTCGATGCGCAGGCTGGTGCGCACGGCGTGCGCCTCTGCGTCCGGGTTCGTCGCATGGTCGAGCCAAACCCGTATCTCGCCCTGAGGCGAGCGGAGAGCGGCTTCGAAGGCAGGTGGATTAGACTGGGCCATATGAGCCTCCGCGATTTGTGCGTAAGGCGAACATATGACTGCTTTAATATGTGCGTCAAGCGCACTTATTGGCGTTATGCGACGCTTTGGATTTCATTGGTCGCCTATCATGGCGGTGCTTGATTGCGCACAAAGGAGGCAAAACACGGAGGGGGCGACGATGAAGAAGTCTGATTGGGCGGTCGTGGGTGTTCTGCTGCTGCTCGGCGGCGTGGGGGTGGTGATGTTCGCGGCGCATGAGGATGCGGCGACGAGAGAGCGGCGTGGCGATTTGGCTGTGCAGCTGTCTGGGCTGGATGAGCGCCCTGGTCGATCCTGTAACTTGGCTTGGATCAAGGCCAGGGAAAGCGGAGTAGCAGGCGCGCGGACGCCGGGGATTCACTCGCCCCGCATCCTTTCTTATGGCCCGCCGCGTGTGATCGAGTGCCAAATGATCACGACAGGCGGAGTAGTGGTGGAGCCGTTGATCGTCGAGGAGCGGTGCTCAGACCTGGACCTGAGGTGCCTGCATCTTCTGAACTAGCGCGGCGCGTGCAGTTTTACTGGGCGCCCGCTAGCAAGCTGCACATCTTCAATCGGTGGCGCATTGGGGCTTTCAAGAGTGAACAAGCCTTCCTGCGTACCCTTCCGCACACGTTTGACTAGTCCCAGGCCATCGACAGTTTCGACAACGCACATTCGGCCGATGATTTCTTCAGCTATCAGGCGCCGTTCGCCTCTGATGACGATGTCGTCGCCGTCGTCGTAGATCGGCCAACAAGACGTGCCGGAGACTTCGAGCGCAATCGCGTCGCGCCAACTCGCCGGAACCTCGACGTAACGCCAGGGCGGCTGTTCGATGGCCTCGACGTGGCCGCCTGCGCCAACGCGGCCGACTACCTTGGCCATTCGGTTGTCGGTATCACCATAACGTAGAAAGGCGGGAGTTACCCCGTAATGTTGGGCGGCACGCTCGATAATGTAATCGGGCATTACATGCCCGGCGTTCTCATACTTGGAGACTTGGGTGCGGCTTACGCCCAAAGCATCGGCTAGATCTTGCTGGTCTTCTCGAGCTAGTTTCCTGAGCGCGCGCAGGCGGCCTCCAGCCGTGTCCTCTTCCACTGGAAGTTCGGGCCGGCCGAGGCGATTTGAGGGGCGTCGAGCGGTCATGTGACCGCCTATCCCCAATAAGTTCGCCTCGCGCACGTTCATAAGACGAACTTCCTAGCTGTTCTTTTTGTGCGAATCACGCACAAAAGGCGCATGGCTAGTGATTCGCGCATAAACGACTCGCCGCTCCGCTGGGTGCGCCGTCAGGTGTTCGGCGTTCGTCAGGATGAGTTCGCCGAAATCGCGGGAGTGCAGCGGCCTTCGATCTCACGCTACGAAAATGGGCGGGACAACCCGTCCTTTCCTGTCTTGGTCAAGATCAGGGACGAAGCGTTGCGGCGCGATCTACCATTCAGCGGCGACTGGTTCTTCGCTGTACCGTCAGCGTCCGCCCTCTGCGACCCCTCGCTGCCTCATCCGGTCTCCCAATCCAATGCCTCTGAGCGTGCAGCGAGCGACGACGCGATCGTAGGATCTGCGTCCGGCGACGCAGATGACCAGGCGGCCCATGGCGATGGCGGCCAGGGCGTCGCGGGCAGCGCGGCCTCCGGGCTCGTTCAACTCGGGCGCGTTGAAGTCCGCGAGGCGCACCTCGACCCAGCCGTCGCCGCCGCGACCGCGCAGCGTTTCGACGCACAGACTGTCGCCGTCGCCGACATAGACGACCGGTCCGGAGAAGGTGCGACCGCTCGCCAGTTCGACGGGCATGGGGCCACGGTCGGGAATCCGCTTGCAGGGATCAGCCAAGACGGGCGCGGCGAGGCCGGTGAAGGCTGCGGCGATCAGTGCGGCGAAGAAACGCATCGCCCTGTTCATCACGAAACTGATGGAGAAGTCCAATGCACCCCGGTAGCCGAGGAGGCCCGTCCATGAGCGCCCTCCGCAGGATCAGGGGCCGGACCGTTCGCCTTGAGGCGGAGGCGGAGGCGCATGACCGCGAATGGCGGCTCATCAACCAGCCTCGGCGGCACGAAATCGTTGCGTTTGACGCGCTAGAGCTTGGGGGCGGGGAATCTGAACTACGGCGCAGCAAGGTGCGCGGCCTAGTCGCCGTTGCGGTCGTGCTTGGTGGTGCGCTTGCTGCACGAAGGATTCTGGCACTCAAGCGTCAGTTCTTTGTGTCCGAAGTCGCCAAATATCGGGTGAGGCACCTCGGAGATCACGCGCAAGGCCCCGTGGCAAAACTTGCACGTGCCAGCGGAGGGGGCCGTGGCGCGGCTAGCTTCCAGAGCTGCAAGCCGCCGTTCCAACTGTTCAACGCGATCAGGCAGCGCCGTCAGCCGCTTCCAAAGCGGCATGGCTTCCAGGGCTTTGACAATGTCTAGGCTGATCAAGGTGGTTCCTCCCAATATCGCTGTGGCCGAGGACAGCGGTGTTTCGTCTTACCGGACTCAGATCGTGAGTCTCACGGTTGCGCAACGACCTGAAGGAACGGTGATACTCACGCTCAGGATCGGAACTGAAGAGGCCGATCTCCTGCTTGAGCCCGATTTGCGGTGTCACCTTGCTTCCATGCTGGGGGAGGCCCGCCCATGAGCCGCTTCGGCAATCTGCGTGGTGGGCCCGACGGCCGGATGACGGCCAATGACGAGGCCTGCTGGAACGAGCTGATCGCCCAGGCCGAGGCCGCAGCGGGAGCGGCCCCCAGCAAGACGACGACGGCGCTGGCCCGCGTCGCCCATGAGGCCAAGAACGCCTGCGCGCCGGGCGTGGTCACCCGATCGAACCCGTGCGTGCAGCTGTCGCGCCTGTCGCGGCGGTACTGCGCCGAGACCACGGCCGGCCGCCGCGAGCTGCAGGGGCCGCTGAAGGCGGCGGCGCAGGCGGCGCGCGAGGCGCTGGCCGGACATCAGGGCGCGGCGACGCGCCGCGAGCGAAAGGACATCGACGGATGACGGAGCTGGGCAGTCAAGCGTTTCGCCAGGCGGACGACCGCTATGTGGCCGCATGCCACGCCGAGTTGGCGGCCGCAGCGGTGTCGAAGGCCCTGAGGGGCGTGAAGGCCATCAATCTGTCGGGGGTCGAGGCCGGGGCGGCCGAGACGGCGTCGCCGACGTTCGAATGGGTCGATCCAGGCACGCTGCTGATCGATGAAGGGTATCAGCGCAACCTGTCGGAGCGGTCCATCAAGCTGGTGCGCAAGATCTGCGCCCGCTGGGACTGGCGTCGGTTCAAGCCGCCGGTCTGCGCCCGGACGGAGCGCGGGCTGGAGGTGATCGACGGCCAGCATACGGCGATCGCTGCGTGCAGCCATCCGATGGTGACCACCATTCCGGTGATGGTGGTCGAGGCGGCGAGCCGATCAGAGCGGGCCCACAGCTTCATCGGCCACAACCGCGACCGGCTGAACATCACACCGATGCAGATGCACTACGCGGCGGCGGCGGCCGGGGACGAGGACGCCCTGACAATTGACCAGGTCTGCGCCCGCGCCGGGGTGAGAGTGCTGCGCGCCCAGCCAGGCAACGGGGTCTGGGCCATCGGAGACACGGTCGCGGTGCGAGCGATCGGCGCCCTGATCAACCGGCGCGGCGCCATGCGGGCGCGCATGGTGCTGGAGGCCCTGGTGAAGGGGCGGGCGCAGCCGTTGACGGCGGGTCAGATCAAGGCGGTCGAGACGCTGCTGCACGACGAGGAATACCGCGAGGACATCGACGCGGAAGGGGTGGCGAACGCGATGCTGGCGCTGGGCGAGGCGGCGGAACAGGAGGCTGCGGTTTTCGCGGCTACGCACAAGACGCCGCTGTGGAAGGCCCTGGCCATCGTTCTGTACCGGAAGGGGAAACGTCGTGGCCGTCGAGCAGGTTGACCCCGTTGCGCGCGAGGCCGCGCTGCAGGCCACGATCACGCGCCTGGAAGACCGCATCGTTGAGCTGGAGGAGGCGATGGGCCTGTGCGTCCTGCCGCCGCTGGAGTGGGGGCTGACCGTCCAGCAGGCCCGACTGTTCGGGGTCCTGCTGGAGCGCGAGCTGCTGACGAAGGACTCCGCGATGGCGGCGCTTTACCGCGACCGGGGCGAGGATGAGCCCGAGATGAAGATCGTGGACGTCTTCGTCTGCCACATCCGGCGGAAGCTGAAGCCGTTCGGGATCGAGATCGGCACCCGCTGGGGCGTGGGCTATTTCATGACAGCGGCCAACAAGGCCGAGGCGCGGCGACAGATCGAAGCCTCGCGCGGGGCGGCGGCATGAGCCGGATCGAGGTCATCGGGCCGGCGACGCTTTACCTGGGCGACGGGTACGAGGTGGTGCGGACCCTGGGCCCCCAGGACGCGGGGGTGTTCGATCCGCCGTATGCGTTCAACACGCGCGGGGCAGGACGCTTCCGCAAGGCCCGGCCGAACATGGATCGGATCGCGGCGGCCGGGCTGGATCAGGGGTTCGACGATCGGATCTGTTCGCCGGCCACGTTCCGGTCGGTGGCGGTGTTCTGTCATAACGATCAGCTGCCCCAGCTGCTGCCGCGTCTGGCTGCGCGGTACCATCGGACCGTCGTCTGCGCTTGGCACAAGACCAACCCGCTGCCGGTGGCGAACAAGCACTATCGGCCGGACACGGAGTTCTGGGTTCACGCCTGGCTGGCGGGCGCGCATCCGGTCGGAAGCCTGACCGACAAGGCGCGGTGGATCCTGAGCGAGAGCGGCCGTTTCACCGGTGTCGATCATCCGACGGTCAAGCCCGATCCGGTCATGGACAAGGTGTTGGCCACCATCAACGCCGCGAACGTGTGCGACCCCTTCATGGGCAGCGGTTCGACCGGCGTGGCGGCGATCAAGCGGGGCCTGAGGTTCACGGGGGTCGAGATCGATCCGAAGCATTTCGACACCGCCTGCTTCCGGATCGAGGCCGCTGTCAGGGCTGCGGAGATCGCGGCATGAGCGACGAGCTGTTCGACAGGGCGCGTGCGGCGGTCCGGTGCGAGGACATCGCGATCCGGGCGCCCAAGTGCAAGCTGCGCAAGACGGGCAAGGGCTATCGAGGCGTCTGCCCCCTGAATGAATGCGGGGCCAAGAGCAAACTGGCCCCGTTCCGCGTGTCCGCCGATGGGCGGCGCTGGCAGTGCTATTCCTGCGACCCGCGCGGCGGCGATGTGATCGATCTGGAGCATCGGCTGTTCTCAGGCGGCGATGAGACGATGGCCGACGCGGCCCGCCGTTTGATGGGCGGCGAGTTGAAGCCCGAAAGCGAGGCTTCGCGCGCACGGCGTGCGCAGGCGTCGAAACAGGCCGAAGCCGAGGCGCTGGCCGACGCCGCATGGCGGTTGGAAATGGCGCGCAAGATCTGGCGCGAGCGTGAGCCCGCGGCCGGGTCGTTGGCGCAGGTCTATCTGGAAGAGGCGCGGAGCATCCGGGGGCCCGTCGCGGCGCGGATGCTGGCTCTGGTCGGGTTCAATCCGCGAACCTGGCATAGCGGCCATCCGGAGCGGGGCGTGTTCCTGCCGGCGATGGTCATTCTGGTCATGACGGAGCTGGGTCCGACCGGCGGCGTGCACTGCACCTATCTGGCGCCCAACGGGCGCGGGAAGACGCACCGGTCGCCGGCGAAGCGGATGCTGGGGCCGCAGGGCCATTTCGTGCTGGCGCGTCGCGACGGACTGGCGGGGCCGCCCCGGCCGGACCGGCATGGCGACATCGAGGGCTATGTGCTGCCGGGCGGGCTGTGGTTGACGCGACCGGACGCCCCAGGCCCCCTCGTGGTGGCGGAGGGCGTCGAGAACGCGGCGTCGCGGGCCATGATGCTGGCTGGGCCGTTGAGCCGGCCGGTTCGGGCGGTTGCGGCGGGATCGCTGGATCGGTTGAGCGGCTTCGAGGCCATCGACAAGGATGGCGCACGGGACATCTGGCGGGTCAGGGCGGATCCTTTGCGGCCCGGCTTCACTTGGCCGGAGGATCCGGAGAACCCGTGGGGGCTGATCGACATCGCCGTCGACGGCGACATGAGCCCGGTGACGGTCAAAGGACGTAGCGGGCGCCAGCAAAAGCGAATGATCGAGGCGGTGCGTGACAGCGCCGAGCGGGCGCGCGTGAGCGGCGCTTTGGCCCGGGCCAGCTGGAGCCGCCGCCTGAGCGCCGGAAGTTCGACGCAGGTGCGTGTCTCGCGCCCGCCGATCGGCATGGATTTCAACGAAGTGATCAGGGCGGCCGAGGCCGCCGCGAGCGTAGCCGGGGGCGTGTCCGCATGAACGATTCCTATGTGATGGATGACGCCGATCCCGACAGCGAGGCGGCGTCCGGCGCCGTCTGGATCGAGCCGAAGGTCGAGGACTGCCCGGTGATCCCGCTGGGGTTCGAGGGTGGTTACGTGCATTTCGCCCTGCCTGAGGGCGAGTTGCGCCGCGAGCCGGCGTCCAAGATCGCCGGCATGCTGAAGACCGACCTGTTCGTCAGCCTGGAGGGGCGGGTGTTCCTGGCCCAATGGCGCGACAACGATGGAAAGCTGCAGCGCGACATGGCGGCCCAGTGGTTCGTCGATCGATGCCGCAAGGCCGGCCGGTGGGACAGCGATCGGCCGCAGCGTGGGTACGGGGTGTGGTCGACCATAGACGGTCCGGTCGTCCATGCCGGCGACGCGGTCGGCCGTTGGCCCTTCGGCGATGACGATTGGGAATCGGTGGCGGAGGCGTTGAGGAACGGCGCCCGCAACCGCGGTCCCCTGTGGCTGCTGCGCCCCCCGGCCCCCAGGCCAGGCAAGCCCGCGACCATCGCCGAGGGCGAGCAGCTGCGCGAGCTGATGAACATGTGGAACTTCGCCCCGCTGGATCCTCGGGATCCCGATGGCCTCAGCGAAGCCGACGCGCTGTTCGGATGGCAGGGGACGGCGCTGCTGGGAGCCATTCCGCCGTTCAGGCCGCACGCCAGCGTGAGCGGCGGAGCAGGGGCCGGCAAGACGACGCTGTCGCGCCTGCTGCAGGCGGCAGGCAGCGCGAACGCCGGGGATCTGTTGGACAGCTTCTCGGAGGCGGGTCTGCGCAACGGCTTGTCCGGCGAGGCGCGGGCGCTCTACCTGGACGAGGCGGAGCCCAGCGTGGACGGGCAGGGGCCGGTCGAGAAGGCGTTGGAAGTGCTGCGCCGCATGTCGACCGGCGAGGGATCGACCCGGCGTCAGGGCGACACGGGCGGGCGGACTGCGGGTCAGACCGCCGTGGGGTCCGCCTACCTGGCCAGCATCCTGCCGGTGCAGTTGGGCGACGCCATGGCCACGCGGGTGGTCGAAGTGCGGTTGAGGCTGCTGGGCAAGGCCAAGGGCGGCGCCGACGAAACGCTGAAGGAAGCCATAGACTGGGCAAGGGAGGTGTCCCCCCGCCTGCTGGCGCGCGCCGTGCGCGAGGCCAAGCGATACCGGTCGGACGTAGGTCTGTTGAAGGCCGCGCTGGGGGAAAGCGGGCAGACGCCCCGGGCAGCCGATCTGGTCGCTGCGCTCGCCGCCGGGCGAAGGCTGCTGCTGCACGATGAGGCGCTGACGATCGAGACGGCCCGGGAGGAGGTGGCCAGGTGGTCGGCGCTGATCCGAAACCGGGAGGAGACCTCGGCCGCGCAGAATCCGGGGCAGGCCTGTCTGTCGCGGATATGGGCCATCAACTCGGGCCAGCACGCCAAGGATCGCCACCTGACCATCGGCGAGATGATCCAGGAGCAACTGGAGAGCCCGGGCGTCCATGAGAAGGTGTTGAAGACCTTCGGCCTGAAGGTCGAGAACGGTCACGGCAGTCACGACAGGCCCGGGCCATGGCTGGTGATCTCTACGAACCACCCCGCTCTCGCGCGGGCGCTGGCGGGAACCCACTACGCCAACTGGCGCGGGGTGCTGGAGCACCTGGCAGACCTCGGCGACGCCTATGCGCCGCGAGCGCTGCCTACTCCGGTGCGCTTCGGCATGCACCAGAGCCGGGCCATGGCTGTCCCCCTGACCCCCTGGCTGGAGAGGCCGGTCGGATTGGGGGCCGATCCTGCAGAGGTTTCCGCGTTCGAGCCGCCTGTTTGGGACGGACCCGGCGACCGTGCGTCCCGCAATGCGTCCCACGGTGCAAGCCATGAATAATCGGCCTTTGAGGCGGGTGCGGGACACCGGGACGCGTGGGACGCGGTACCGGCCTCCTGCGGGGGCGCACGGGCGGGAGCGCACGACGCCACAGGTGCGTCCCATCCGTCCCGCGCGTCCCGTCTCTATTTTTATCGAGTGTTCTCAAAAAGATAAGTGGGACGTTCAGCCGGTACGCCGTGGGACGCCCGAAACCGCATCGAAGGGGCTGCAGAAGTGACCGCGTCGAACGCTCAATCCGCTCAATCCGGCAAGGCCTGGTACGTCGTGGTCACCCACGCCCATCAGGAACGGCATGCCCGGTATCAACTGGAGCAGCAGGGCTTCAACGTCTACCTGCCGCTGGTGCCGCCTCCTGCCCGGGCCCGGGTTCGGAATGGTCAGGCACCGTCGCCTCGACCGATGATCCCGCGCTACCTGTTCATCGAGATGGATCTCGACCAGGACCGCTGGCGTGCTGTGTTCTCGACCATGGGTGTGACGGAGGTCATCATGCGCGGGACCGGCGAGACCGCCCGGCCCTGCCCGATCCCCAGCCGCTTCATCACTGAAACCAAGGCCCGCGAGGTCAACGGTCTGGTGGTGTTGCAGAGGGCTCGGAATGACAACGAAAAGGCCGCTGCAAGGGCCTGTCGGTATAAGCGGGGAGACAAAATCCGCCTCACCGGTCCTACGGCGGACTATGATCTGGTCTTTGATGAGATGGTTGACGGCGACAGAGCCGCAGTCGTATTCACCTTGCTAGGGCGTGATTCGCGCCAGATCATTTCACTGCCGTCAGAGAACTGACGCGCAGTGCGGTAGCCATTCAGCCTCAGCCCGTTCCGCCCCACCCGCCCAAGGCTCCGCCCGGGCGGGTTTTTCATTGTCTTTCAATGACTTGTGCGGCGTGCAGGGGTGTTTTGGGTCCTTCCCCCCATTTCTGGCCCTATACGGTGGGGCAGAGCGTTTTCGTTCCCTAGTGAGCGATGTTTCGAGGGGTGCAACGGGCGTTGCTGACGCAACAGGGAGCGCAACGGCATGACAGAGCCCTTCCTGCTCGATGGCGGATCGTCACGGCGCTGGGTCAGCGTCAGCGAGGCGGCGGCGCTGGAAGCCAAAGCCGGTCGGCCGATCAACAAATCATCGATCTCTCGCTTCATCGCGAGGAATGAGGACCTGCCTGTCAAACGTGACGCGCAGGGGCGCGTTAAGGAGGTCGACTACGACGCCCTGATCCGGGCGCGCGGCGAATCCCTCTCGGTGCAGGACAGTCGTCAGGTGGTCGAAGCGCCGTTGGCGGCGCCTGCGGGCCCGGCGGGATCGCGGAAGCGCGCGCTGGAAGAGGAAAAGCTGGAACTCGACCTGGCTGAGCGGAAGGGCGAGCTTCTGTCGAAGGCGGCGGTGACGATGGCGGTCGAGGCCATGGGCGTCGCCTTCACCCAGGCGTTGGAGCGCCGGCGTCGCACCTTGGCCACTGAGGTGGCCGGCATGAGCGATGTCCGCCAGGCCGAGCATGTGTTGAAACAGGCTGACCAGAAGCTGCTAAACAACCTCGTGACCGAGCTGACCAAGCTGGCGGGCGGCTTCACGGAAGACGAGCTGGCGGCGGCCTGACATGAGCCTGTTCAGCAGCGCCGAGCTGGCGCGGCAGGCGGCGTCGCTGGTCATGGCCATGGCGACGGCCGTGACGCCTGCCCCCGATCAGATGATCAGTGCCTGGGCCGAAGGGCGGGTCAACATACCCGGCGAAACGGGAACGACGCGCGAAGGCGAGTTGTCCTGGGACGGGTTCGAGTACCTGATCGAGCCGCTAGACCGCCTCCACCCCGACGACCCGGCAAGGACGGTCACGTTCGTCGGATCCGCCCAGATCGCGAAGACGACGATCGGCGTCCTAGCGACGCTCTACTACTCGGCTGTGGTGGCTCGCCCGTGGGGCGTCGCCCTGCCTAGCGGCGACGAGGCACTCAAGTACAACCGGACGAAGTGGCAACCGCTTGTCGACGCCACCCCCGAGCTGCGCCGCAAGATCCGTGCGGTGACCTCGCGGGATGAGCAGGGCTCGACCAACACCTACAAACGCTTCCCGGGCGGTTACGGACAGTTCTTCGGCACGACCAGCGCCAAGCCGCTGCAGATGGTCACATTCTGCCTGGTGGTGAAGGAAGAGACGCCGAACTGGAGCGTGTCGGTCGGGGATCGGGGCGACCCGCACAAGCAGATCAAGGTCCGCCAGCTTCAGTGGGAGCTGGCCGGCGCTAAGACCTTCCACAACTCGACGCCCGGGCTTGTTCGTCGTTCGGAGGAGAATGAAGGCGAACTGACCGGCTGCCCGGTGACGGCCGATTATCGCATCGGCGACCAGCGCCGGCTGTACCTGCCCTGTCCCCATTGCTCGTCGCTGCCCGGCGGGGTGCTGATCCGACTGGATCGCGAGCTGATGATGGGCGTGGAGAAGGGCGAAACGCCCCACTTCAACTGCCCGTCATGCGGCGGCGTGATAGAGCATCGGCACAAGCGTGCCATGGTCGAGGCGTGTCACCCGTATCGCGAACCTGCGCACGGCGTGCGCGGCGGCTGGATACCGACCTTCCCGTCGGCGGACCCTCATAATCCGGCGCCCGGCGCCTTCATCGCGGTCAGCGAGTACGAGGCCTGGCGGGAACGGCCGACAGAGGGCCGACAGCCCAGCTACCACGCCTGGCAGGTCGTTTCCGACGCCGTGGACTGGGCCTATATCGCCGAACAGATCCGGGATGCGACGGATGAAGAGGCGAAGATCGCCCTGCATCAGCAGATCTTCGGCGAGGCTTACGAAGTCACGGTCCAGCAGGCCGATGTCGACAAGCTGTTGGAACGTCGGGACGGCCGGTTCACCAAGGGCGTGGTGCCGTCGGGCTACGAGATCGTCACCATCGCCGTCGACCTGAACGGGGACTGGGCCCAGTGGACGGCCTACGCCTGGGGCCCCGATGCTGAGCACGTCCCCGTCGATAAGGGGCGGATCGAGGGCGGGCCGTCGGAGCCGCAGATATGGGCCGAGCTGGCGCAGCTGGAGCGCAAGAGGTGGCCGCATGAGGACGGCGGCTATGTCGCCACTGAGGTGCAGGGCGTCGATTCCGGCTACGGGACCTTCCACGTCTATGCCTACTGCTCGGCGCACGGGAAATCGAAGGCCTTGGACGGCGCTGACGGCTGGGGACGGATGCCGCTTCGCCGAGGCGCGAAACAGAAGTTGGAAGGGCCGGAAGGGCGAGTGGTTTCGTGCCGGACCTGGCGCGTCGGGACCTGGGATCTGAAGCGGACGCTGATGAACGAGGCGATCCCGCTGAGCCTGGAAGGGGAGAAGGGCGCTCGGGCGCCGCGTCGCCCCCATTGGCCGGGGTGGGTCGAGCGGGACTTCTTCGAGGAACTGACCGGCGAGGCTCTGGTCTCGGTCCAGGACAGCAAGACGGGGGTCGTGAAGGATGAGGCCTGGGTTCGCGTCCGCCGTCGCAACGAGGAGCTGGACCTGTGGGTCTACAACCGCGCGCTGGCCGCTTCTCTGGGCATCGGGGTTCCGGGCGCCGAGCCGGACTGGCTTGAGCTGGCGCGTCGCAGACAGGCCGAGAAGGCCGGCCTGGAGGCGCTGTGGGAGCGTCCGCCAGCCGGTCAGTCGGAAACGCTGTCTGCGCCCGCCGCCAGCTCGGCGGAGGTCGCAGCGGCCAAGAAGAAATGGAGCTTCTAATGGCGCTGACGCCCGCAGAGACCGCCCAGCTAGCCGCCTTCCGCGCGGCGTACGCCAAGATCATCGCCGGCGGTCAGGTGGCCGAGATCACCAGCAACGGACGGACCGTGAAGTACGCCAAGGGCGATATCGGGCGGTTGGAAACCGAGATCGCCAATCTTGAGGCCAAGGCCCTGCGACTAGACGGCGCCCCGCTGCGCCGCCGCGGCGCGCTGAGCATCCGCCTCTAACGATCTACGCCGTCAACCGGCCTCCCGCCCCGGGTTCGGGGAGGCTCTCGGCTGCCCGCGATCCCCGATCGCCGACGTCGGGGCGGCGCCGCCTTCGCACCCGGATTTCATCACATCGAGGAGGCCACCATGAGCCGCACCCCCAAGTCGCCCGCCCCCGCGCCGGCGCAGGAACCCATCGACGCGAGCATTTCCCTGTCGGGCGTGCCCGCCGTGACCGCATTGATCGTGCTGCTGGACGCGATGCGCGCTCTGGTGAGCTTTCCCAGCCGCCCCGTGCCCGACACTCTGGTCGAAGGCGTCCTGAACGCCCGCCAGCAGTTCAACGAGGCGGTGAATACGCCGTTCGTGCCCGTCGCTGTTCCCGGATCGGCCGCTTACGATGACGCCTGGATCGGCGAGCGGTTCGATAAGTTCGCTGCGTTGCTCGATGAGCGCTTCGTCGGTCAGGAGAAGGCTGGCGCAACCCGTGATGAGGCCCTCAAGACGGCGCTTGCCGCAGTCGATGAGCGCTTCGAAGGCCTTGACGAGGCCCTGAAGGCGCGCTTCGCCGCCTTCGATGAGGCGGGCAATGGCAGCGCCGCAGAGCTGGCGTCGCTCAAGTCTCGCCTCGAAGCCCTGGAAGCCCGCGCGACTGCGCAGGCCAAGGACTGAGCCGCGCCATGCGCACGCCGTTCGCTCCCTCAGGTTTGGTGTCCGCCTCGGGCCGGTCGATCTCTCGCCTGGAGGTCGCCCGCGCGCGCACCGTGGCGATGACGGATACGGCCGCCATGGGCGGGTCCCCTTCCTATGAGGGCGCGAGCGGCCATGGCACCTACTTTGCCGAATGGCCGGCCCAACTCGGCTCTGCCGACAAGCAATGGCTGCCCAACCGCGATCGCGTCACCGCGCGCGTGCGAGAGCGGGTGCGCAACGATCCAGTCGCCGCGTCGGCGCGGTCTCGCCGCGTCAATGCGGCCGTCGGCAAGGGCTGGCGGGTCAAGTTCAGGCCGAACGCCCGCGCTCTCGGCATCGACAGGGAAGCGGCGCGGCAGCTCGGGGCCGATCTGAGCACAGAGTTCCAGCTTTACGGCTATGGCCACGCCTTTACGTCCGACGCCGAGCGCAAGCTGACCTGGGGCCAGCAACTACGCCTGGCGGCGTCGCACATCGTGGTCGACGGCGAGGCGCTCGGGCTGGGCGAATGGGCGGAAGACGAGGCGACCCGGTACAAGACGCGGCTTCGTCTGGTCGATCCTGACCGGCTGAGCAATCCGAACGGCCGACCGGATCGGGACGAACTGCGCGGCGGCGTCGAGTTCGACGCCTGGGGCGCGGCCGACGCCTATCATATCCGTGAGCGGCATCCGTCCGACTTCGGCGGGCCTGGCCAGTTCCGCTGGCAGAGGTTCGAGCGCTGGACCGAGTGGGGCCGGCCGCAGGTGTTTCATTGCTTCGAGCCTGAACGGGCCGGCCAGACGCGCGGGGTCAGCCGCTTCGCGGCCGCGCTGAAGAGCTTCCGCGCGCTGTCCCGGTTCACGGACGCCACGCTGCAGAGCGCGACGGTCAATGCCCTCATCGTCGCCTTCATGAAGTCGAACGGCGGGCCGGGCGCCGTCAGCGAGAGTTTCGAGGCGAAAGACGTCAGGGAGTTCGAGACCTGGCGCCAGGACCATTACAAGGAACACCCGGTCAACCTGGCCAACGGCGCCCAGATTCCGGTCCTGCCGTACGGCGATGAACTGCAACTGCAGACGGCGTCGAAGGATGTCGCCAGCTTCGACGCCTTCGTGCGTTCGATCCTGCGCCTGATCGCCGCATCGGTGGGCGTGACCTACGAAGAGCTGTCGATGGACTATTCGCAGACGAACTATTCGTCTGCTCGCGCAGCCCTCGTCCACGCCTGGGCCGAAACCGTCGCCTTGATGGGGTTGATGGAAGACCAGCTGGTCAGGCCGTTCGTGGTCGCCTGGGCCGAAGAGGCTTTTGACAGGGGCTACGTCCAGATCCCCGAGGGCGCGCCGGACTTCTACGACGCGGTCGACGCCTATTGTCAGATCCACTGCATCGGCCCCGGCCGGGGCTTCATCGATCCGACCAAGGAAATCGACGCGGCCTCCGCCCGCATCGAGGCCAACGTCAGCACTCTGGAAGACGAGTGCGACGATCAGGGCAAGGATTGGGAAGAGGTGCTGGAGCAAACGGCGCGAGAGCAGGCCAAGTACCAGGAGTTGGGCCTGACCATGCCGGGCGGGGCGCTGGAGCGCGCCGCCGCAACCAGCCGAGATCCCGCGCACCAGGCCTTCCTGGATCAGCGCACCGCCGCCTGAGGAAAACACCATGCCTGACTACGCCTCCATGGCGGCCCGCTATGCCGGCCGCCCCCTTCTGCTTACCCCGGCTGCGGCGCGAGATCTGGCGCTGCGTATCCGTTCGGTCGATCCGCGCGCCTTCAGCCGTCCATCGCGGCTGGACGCTTTCCTGCGCCGCGTGGGCCTGGGCCACGCGCCCGGCGACAGCGCGCGCACGGCGTTCGCTTGGGACGACGGCGAAGGCGCACCCTTCGTCCCGATTGAGGAGCGGCTCGCCTATCAACCGCGCTGGCTGGGCGAGGTCGAGGACACGGGATTCTGCTGGTCGCTGAAAGACGGCGTCGCGCTCATCGAATGCGACAGCCCTCTGGTTGAACGCGGCGACGAGTTCTGCGGCGTCGTCTGGCACGGGTACGATACCTTGCTGATGGCCATGCGCGAGGCGCTCGCCGACGCCCGCGTTCGCGGCGTTTTCCTGCGCCTTGATACGCCCGGCGGCGTCGTCGCCGGCGGCCTGCCCACGCTGGCCCGCTTCATGCGTGAAGCCCGGGAGGCCGCCGGCGGAAAGCCGATCTGGACCTATGCCGACATGGCCTGTTCGGCCGGCTACTGGATTGCGGCGCAGACCGACAGGATCATCGCGCCGAGCGTCGGTTACGTCGGTTCGATCGGCGCCGTCATGGTCCATGAAAGCCACGCGGGCTCGCTGGAGCAGGACGGCGTCGAGATCACCACCATCGAGTTTCCCGAAGGCGGGGTGAAGACGGACGGCGCCTGGTGGAAGGCTCTGAGCGAGAGCGCACGGGCGGCCTGGCAGGCCGATGTCAACCAGGTGGGCGAGCTGTTTCTGGCCGATGTCGAGGCGGGGCGATCGAGCCTGACCCGCGAACAGCTTTTGGAGCTGAGAGCCGACGTCTTCATGGCCGAGCACCAGGATGAGGCCCGATCGGGCGTCGCGCTGGGCCTCGCCGACGAGATCATGGACGAGGAGCAGGCCTTCGCCGCCCTGGTCGACCACGTTTCTTCCGAGCCTGTTTCAGGAAGCCAAGCCGGCGCGTCGGGCTCGCGCGCTTCGGCCCATACCGAAAAGGAGGCCGTGATGGCCACGAAACCGACAGCGGGCCGGCAAGCCCGTTCGGCCGCCCAGGTGGCCCAGGCCGAGAAGGCTCTCAAACTGGCGCAGGCGAACCTTGCGAAGGTCAAGGCCGGCGCCGCAGCGCCCGAGCCCGATGACGAGGACGACAAGGACGACGTCGGCGCCGGTCAGGGCGGCTCCTCAGCTGAGGAGAAGGACCCGGACGAAGACGACGACGAAGATGACGACCCGCTGGAAGCGTCGGAAGGCGGCAACGGCGAAGCCTCGGCCATCGCTGCTTCGGCCGAGGCCAAGAAGAACCCCGCCCTTGCATTGGCCGCGATCCAGTCGGGCCAGACGCTGGCGCAGTTCAAGGCGTCGGCCGCCGTGGCCGGCTCCGCCCAGGGCGGCAACCGTCTGGATCGCGTCATGTCGGGCGCCCAGCGCCTGAAGGCTGACGGCGCCAAGGCGCCCACGGGCCTGAATGCAGCCGTCGCCGCCCGCATCGATCGGAACCGGGGCGGCGTCGCCGGCTGAGCCGACCAGCTCGGCCGGGGGCTGGACCTGATCCCGGTCGCATCAACCTGCTGAACAGAGGAGGCCGTCATGAAGGCCTATACTTTCGAGACCGGCCTGCCCGGCCTCAGCGATCTTATCCATTCGGAGTATGATCCGACCTATACGACCGACAAGCGCGTCGGCCTGGGCGGGGTCGGCTCGGCCCGCGCATTCGCCGCTTTCGTGCTTGTCGGCACTGTGCTGATCGGCGCGGCGACCGTCACGGCCGGCGCCGTCGTCGGCACGGGCAACGGCGCGATCGGCGTCGTCACGGCGGACACGGGGGCCTCTGCGGGCCAGTATGAAGTGGTCATCGTCTCGCCAGCGGCGGGCGGCGGCGCCTTCCAGGTGATCCGTCCCGACGGGAGCCTGGACGGCGCCGGCAATGTCGGTTCGCCGTACAACGGCGCCATCAACTTCACCCTGGCGGACGGCGCGGCGGACTTTGTCGCCGGAGACCGGATCCCGGTCACCGTCGCTTATGAAGACGGCGTGATCGAGAAGGATGCGCCGTGGGATCCGGCGGCGACGGACGGCTCGCAGATCATCACGGGCATCAACCTGCTCCCGGCTGAGGCGCCGGTCGGCGTCGATGTCGAGCTGACGGTCCTGGCGCGCGGCCCGGTCATCATCCGTCGCGAAGCCATCGCCTGGCCGACGGGCGTCACCGACGACCAGAAGGAAGCGGCCTACCGTCGCTTGGCCTCGCTGGGCATCCAGCCGCGCGTCAGCGGCTGAGCCGGCAAACCGGACCCGTCGGTCCGGCATCCCTGAACACTGAAATGATAGGAGGGCTCCGATGGACCCCGATGAACTGATGGACGGCGGCTCGCTGCTGCCCCTGACGGCCGCGCACCACACCGGCCTGATCAACTCTGTCCCCGACCAGTTCGGCCAGCTCAACGCGGACGGCATGTTCCCCAGCGAGGGGCTGGACACGCCTTACGTCCGCATCGACATCGATGACGGCGTGATCACCGCGCTGCCGGTCACGGAAGGCGGCCGGCCGTCGACCATCGCCCGGCACGGGAAGGGCAAGGGCGTCATCTTCGAGATCCCGAACGTCAGCCACGAAGACTCCGTGCTGGCGGCGGATCTCCGCTCATGGATGGCCTATGCGGCACGCACCCGAACGCCGGACGACGCTCTGATCAACAAGGTCGAAACCCGTCACCGCCGCAACCGTCTGAAGTTCTCCATCACCCTGGAGGTGATGAAGATCTCCTCGCTGAAGGGGCGGATCGTCGACGGCGCCAATCAGCTCATCTACGACCTGAACGAGGTGTTCGGCCTGCAGCAACGGGTCGTTTATTTCGACCTGGATGATCCGAACTTCGACGTGCCGGCGGCGCTCGAAGAGGTGCTTTCCGGCACCGAGGAAGAGCTGGTCAATGACACGATGACCGGGCTGGAAGTTCGCATCGCGCCGGAGTTCTACAGCAAGATCATCCGTCACCCGTCGGTGGAGAAGTATTTCGCCGGCACGCCCGCCATGCTCCAGCTGCTGAACCAGCAGCGTGAGAAGTCGGCGACCAGCTTCCGTCGCGTGATCGAGATCGCCGGCTGTACGATCCGCGAGTACCGGGCGCGGGTGAAGCTGTGGGGAACGGAAGGCACGACGCGGCTGCTCGACGCCAAGGAGGGGGTTTCCTATCCGACCGGCACGATCGAGGCGCACGTCACCTATGCGGCTCCCCCACTGGATATCCGCGAACTGGACGGGTCGACTTTCTCGGACGAGGATCTGATCCACTTCTCTGAAGAGGTGATGAAGCACGGCGCGGGTCTGGAGTGGAAGTACCAGATGAACTCGCTGCCGATCTGGCGGAAGCCTCGTCTGACCACGAAGTGGGTCTGGGGCTCCAAGCCCTAGAATGGGCTTCGGGCAGCATCTGACAGCCATGGTCGCCGAGGTGGATGAACACCTCGGCGATCGTGCGCTGTGGACGGGCGTGGCCGGCGAGGTGCGGGTCCACCCGGCCGAAGAGGACGCGATCGCGCGGTATGGCGACGCGTCGCACATCCTGACGACCCGCGCCGTCGAAATCCATCAGCGCTGGGTCGCTGAACCGGAGGAGGGTCAGCAGCTACAACTGCTGGACGAGGTGACCGGCTCAGTGCGCGAGACGCTAAAGGTCGTCGGAGATCCGCGACGCAATGAGGACGGCTGGTGGTTGTGTGCTGTCGTACCAGTCGGGGGCTGAGCCATGGAAAGCGCACGCGAAGCCGCGGCCAAGGGCGTGAAGGCGGTGCTCAAAGCTGCGGCGCCCGACGCCGAGTTCAGGCGAGACCAGCCCTGGCCGAAGCGGCCGGACCCGGGCGGCACCATCATCCTACATGACGGCGATCCGGGGGAACCGGAGGTGACCCTATCGCCGCTGCTCTACACCTACACCCATGAGTTCGAGATCGAGGTGCTGGGCCCGCCCGGCTCGACCAATCGGCACGAACTGCTGGACCAACTGCTGATCCTGATTGGCGACGGGATTGAGGCGGATCGAAGCCTTGGCGGCGTCGCTGAATGGGCCGAGGCCACTGCGCCGATGACCGACGACTTGACCCTCGAGAACGCCGAACCCGTTCGAGGGGCGCAGTTCAACATCGTCGTCGTCTACTCGACGTCCAACCCGCTGACCTGAGCGGTCTGAGCCGATCACACCTGGCTGATCTCGTCCGGCCCCAGGCGGACATCCCTTCACGACGGAGAACTGACATGGCACGCGCACGCGGCGCCAACGCCCGCATGGCATTGGCGATTGAACAGACTTTCGGCTTCGCTCCAGGCGCCGGCTTTGGCCTGATGGCTTTCGTCTCGGCGTCGCTGGGCGAGGAGCAGCCGCTGATCGACGGCGAGTTGCTCGGCCGCGGGCGCGAGCCGAGCGAACCCGGCCGGGACGCGGTGACGAATACGGGCGACGCCGTCGTGCCGATGTGTGCGCGTCAGATCGGCGTGTGGCTGCGGTTGCTGCTGGGCGCGCCGACGAGCGCGGCGGGCAAGGCGGCGCGCGGGGCCATCACCTTCGCCGCCCAACCGGCGAACAATGGGACCATCGGGGTCGGGGGCCAGACGTTCACCTTCGTAACCGGAACGCCGACGGCGAACCAGATCCAGATCGGGGCGACCCTGCCGGCCACGGTGGCGAACGCCGTGCGCGTGCTGAACGCCAGCGGGGTGACCGGCGTCGCCGCCGCCAGCTATCGGCAGAACGATCGCGGCAACGCCATCATGATCCAGCACGACGCCCTGGGCGTGGCGGGCAATGCATTCGCGCTCGAGGCCAGCACCACGCCGGCTTCCAACGCGAGCGCCTCGGGCGCGACGTTGGCGGGCGGGGCTGCGTCCGGCGGCTATCGCCACACCTTCACCAGCGGAGCGGCTGTCCTGCCCTCGGCCTCGATCGAGATCCAGCACCCCGAGGTTCCGGCGTTCAACATGAACTACGGCGTGAAGGCCAACACTCTGGGCGTTCAGATGCAGCGGGGCGGAAACCTGACGGCGACGCTGGGCCTGATCGCTCAGGGCGAATCCGTAGACACGGCGTCAGCGTCGGGCGCCGTGGCGGCGGAAATGGCGGTCGCCCGGTTCTCGCAGTTCTCGGGATCGGTGCTGCGCCATGGCGTGCCGATCGCGGACCTGGTCAGCGGCCAGTTCAACCTGTCGAACGGGCTGGACCCCGTGCCCGCCATCCGCAGCGACGGTCGGGTCAGCGGGATCGATGAGGGCGCCCTGGCGCTGACCGGGCAGATCGGCGTGCGCTACAGCGGGCCCGAACTGCAGCTGCAGGCGGAGAACGGCGAGGCCAGCGATCTGGAGTACCTTTGGACCTTGCCGGGCACCGACTTCTCGCTGCGCCTGGTGCTGCACCGGGTCTTCCTGCCGAAGGCGAAGCGGCCGGTCACGGGCCCGGGCGGGATCCAGGCGGACTATGGATATCAGGCCGCCGTGGACCCGACACTGGGCCGTGCGCTGACCGTCATCCTGGACAACGACGTGGCCGGATCGGCCTACGGCGCAGCCTGAGCGGAGATCTGAACCCATGCTTCAGCTGAAGATCGCCGCCCAGCCGGAATGGCTGGAGCCGGCGCACGGCGTGCGCGTCTGCATGCTGCCGCCCTCGACCCCCGTCATCCTGGAGGCGCGCCATATCAGCGCCGACTTGATGCGGGCCCAGGGCGTCGAATGGAACGAGGAGGGCCTCAGTCACCTGGGGCAGGGGCTGTTCGTCATGACGGCGGCCTATGTCGCGGCCGGGGCGGTCGAGTGGGAGGGCGTGGCGGATGAAGCCGGCGCGCCGATCAAAACGCTGACGCCCGAACAGGTGCTGGCGTTGCTGGCGCAGCAGCCGGATGTCTTCGACTTCTTCGACCGAGGTTATGCGCGAGAGCTTTACGCGCTGGCGTCGGAAAAAAACGGATCGTCTCCCTCGCCGAGTGGCAGTTCGGAGAGGGAGGCGGATCCTACTGCCGGGACAGCTGTCGAGGCCAATACTGCGGCGGCGACGGCGAGCCCTGTCCCTTTGACAAACACGCGCCGCAAACCCCGCAAGGGCGCCGGGTCTGGGGCGTCTTCGACGCCTGCGCCGGCCAGCTGAGGTCAAGCGGGTTCGGGGCCTTCGCCCTGGATTACGCTGCGGTCGTGGCCTTCGCCCAGCTGGGCGGGCCGATGGACGCGGCGACGCGGCTGCTGATGTCCGAGGCCCTGCCCCTGGTCGAAGGGCAGATCGTCAAGGGCCTGCGGCGGGAGGATGACGCATGAGGGTCAGAACGAGCATCAGCGCCGATGGCCTGGCGGCCGAGATCGAGAAGGAGCTGGCACGGGACATCACCGCCAGCATTCGCGAGGGAACGGATCTACTGAAGGGGCGGCTGCGGGCCGACACCCAGTCGGCCTTCAAGGGTAACCGATTGCCGAAAGCCTGGCGGGGCAACGTCTACCCGAAAGGACAGGACAGCATCGACGCCGCCGGTTTTGTCGCGGTGCGAAAAAAGGCGGCCGAAATCATCGAGACGGCGATCGAGGCGACCGTCATTCGGGCCAAAGGCGGGCGCTGGCTGGCGATTCCGACCGAGGCGGCCGGCAAGTTCGGCCTAAAGCGCGGGGCCAACGGCATGGGCGCCACGGTCAACAAGCGCGGCGCGCGCGAGCGGATCACGCCCGGCGGCTTTGAGCGCCGCACCGGCATGAAGCTTCGCTTCGTCTATGAGGGCGGCAAGAAGGGAGGGCGTCGCGCCTTCCTGGTCGCCGATCAGGCCATGCTGGGCGCAGGACGTGTGGCCAAGCCCTATCAGTCCCGGGGGCGGGGCTCGAGGCTTTACGGCCCGGCCGGCCAGACCATCGTGGTCTTCATCCTGGTCCCGCAGATCACCACACGAAAACGACTGGACCTAGACGCCATCGCCAATGAGGTCGGGGCCAGGACCGCCGGACTGATCGTCCGCAAGAGGAGCAGCTGAAATGACCACCAAACAAATCGCTCTCCGCATCGAGGCACAGGGCGGTCAGGACGCCGTGCGCATCGCGCAGACGGTGGAGAACGCGGTCGAGCGCATGAACAAGAGCGCCGAGTCCGGCTCCGACAAAGCTGCTGTCGCCAAGAAGCGTGAGGTGCAGGCCTTGCTCGACTACGCTGCGGCTGCGCGTAATGCGGAGCGGGCCGCGAATGATCAGGCATCGTCGGTGCAGGCCCGTATCAACGCCGCCACCGGCGTGACGGGCGGGACCAATGCCCGCGCATCCGCAGCCGCACGCACCTTCGAGGCGGCGGAACGGGGATATGATCGCCGGGCCCAGGTGCTGCTGGAGACGCTGAACCCGCTGTGGGCGGCGCAGCAGAAGCTGAACCAGGAACTGGCCGAGTACGACGCGCTGGCCAAGCGCGGGAAAATCTCCACGGAGCAGATGGCCCAGGCGCAGACCCTGGCCCGGCAGCGCTTCAACGAGACGACGGCGGCGCTGGAGCGGCAGGGCAAGGGGCTGAGCCGCAATGTCATGGCGTCGCGCCTGAACCTGACCCGTCAGGGGGCGGACGTGTTCACCACGGCTGCCATGGGCATGAACCCGGCCATGATCGCGATCCAGCAGGGACCGCAGATCCTGGACGCGTGGTCGACCTCGGCCATCAAGCTGACGGGGCCGTTAACGCTGCTGGTCGGCAGCGTCGGGCTGCTGGCCGGGGCGACCGGCGCCATGGCTGTGGCCTGGGCCCAGGCGGAGAAGTCGACGGCGGCGCTGGACAGGGCCGCGACGGGTCTTGGGCGGACGGCCAAGATGTCCGGCGCCGAGCTGAAGGCCGCCGCTGATGCAGGGGCCGAGGCTGGCAACATCTCTCTGAAGTCCGCCCGCGACATGGCCTCGGCCTATGTCTCGACAGGGAAGATCGGCGGCGAGGTAATGAGCGGCTTGGTCGCGATCACCAAGGATTTCGCCGCCTTCATGGGGGTCGACGCGAAATCTGCGACCGAGATGCTGGCCAAGGCGATGTCGGAGCCGGAGAAGGCCGCGCGCGATTTCACGCGCCAGTTCGGCCTGCTGGACCAGAAGACGCTGGATCACATCGACAGCCTGATCAAGCTGGGCGACCGCACGGCCGCCCAGAAGGTTTTGATGGAAGCGCTGACCGGCGCGATGAGCGGCCACGCCGACAAGGTCGACGACCTGAGCAGCTTCTGGGATGTCGCGACCCGCAGCATGTCCAACTACTGGACCAAGCTGGGCGAGTGGTTGCAGACGACGCGCGACGAGCGGATCGAGAATCTGGAGCTGCGTCGGGATATGGCGGCGACCCCGTTCGCGCGCCGGCAGGCGGAGACGAAGCTTTTTACGGAGACCTTCCTTCGCGACTGGGAGAACCGCGAGCGCGAGACCGCCGCAAACTCGGCCGCCGCCAACCAGACGGCGCAGGAGGCCAAGGACCGCGCCGACGCCGGCAAGAAGGATCGCGACAAGGCCGCGCGGGACGCGGAACGCGCGCGGCGCGAGGCGGAGCGTCAGGCGCGCGAGCTGCTGCAACGGGCGCGGCGCGAGGAGGATGTCGACGCCAATCTGTCGCTGCAGGAAGCGAAGGCGACCAATGATCTGGATCGTGTGCGAGCGCTGGAATCCGAGGCGCGGGTGCGGGCGCGCATCCGGCAGCTGGAGGACGACAGCGTCGGGGCGGCCGAGGCCAAGAACCGCGCCACGCAGGAGGAAAAGCGCCTGCAGGACGCCATGGCGGTGCTGCGGGACGAAGAGGGGCTGAAGCTGCAGCGGGACGCCGAGGCGCAGGTCATGCGGTTGCTGGGCGAAGAGCGGTCGCTGGAGAACCAGCGACAGACGATCGACCATGAGGAGCGCATCCTGGCTCTTCAGAAGGCGGGATACGACAAGGCGACCGCGACCAATATCGCCGAAGCGCAGCGCAACGATTTGATCAAGGCCAGATTGGTCGTGATGAAGCGCGCGATCGAGGACGCGAACACGGAACATCGCCTGAACCTGATGCGGCTGTCGGGGGACGAGGACGGCTATCGACAGCTGAGCATTGACGATCGCATCAAGCGGCGGGCCCGCGAGATCGAACAGCGCAACAAGCTCAATCCCGGAGAAGGCGACAAGCAGGCCCGCAAGGAAATCAAGGAAGAGCTGGACGCGACCGCTCTGGGCGCACGGCGGGCGTGGATGCGCGACATGCTGTCGGACATCCGCAGCGGCGGCATCGGCGACGCCCTGGCCGGGCAGCTTGAGCGCGCCACGGACAAGTGGGCCGACAAGCTGGCGGACATGCTCGCCGGCCTGGACTGGGGCGGGGCGCTGAAAGCGATGTTCGGGGGCGGCGGCGGGATGTCCGGCGCCTTGGGCGCGCTGTTCTCTCCCGGCGGGCACTCAGCCGGCACGGACTTCTCGGACGGCGGCTGGAAGTGGGTGGGGGAGCGCGGGCCCGAGCTGCTGAACCTGCCGCGCGGCTCGCGCGTGCTGGAGCATAACCGGGCCCTGCAGGCGGCCGCCGGCGGCGGCGCCATGAACGTGAGCCTGGGCGGATTGACGATCAAGAACTACGGATCCGAGCCGATGACCGGCCGCCTGTCGAAGGCGCCCGGGGGCGGCATGGAGCTGGAGCTTGAGCCTCTGTTCAAGAACGAGCTGGCCAAGGCGGGGCGGGACGGCTCCCTGGCGCGGTCCCTGAACGCCTCGCCGCGGCCGCGCCGTCGATAGGAGCATCATGAACCGGCTGACGAATGCGGGAGCGCTGGATGGGGCGAGCGGCTGGACGCGGTTTCCGGCCGGGCTCAACCTCCGAGTCGACGAGGCCGACCGGGGCGCGCCCGGCCGCATCGTGCTGAAGGCCGACGGGGCGTCGGCGGCACCCGGGCAGGCCTTCGGCGTGGCCACGGCGGCGAATGCGGCGGCGGACATCCGTGATGCGGCCGTGGTCGAGGTGTCGGCCGCCGCGGCCGCTTTCATCAACGGCGCGGCCGTCGCGCCCTTCGTGCGGGTCCGCTTTGTGGATGAGGCGGGCGACACCGTCATGTCCTATGACCTGCAGGTCCGCCGGCCGGCGCTAGAGCGGTGGGGCGTGGCCAGAGAAGGCCTGCGCGACACCTATTTCACCGCCTGGGCCCGTCTGCCGCGGCCTGCCCTGGCGGTCGCAGCCATCCTGGAGGCGGGCGCCGTGGCGCAGGCCGCGGGGCAGCACGTCGAGGCCGTGCTGTTGAAGCCGATGGTGGCGGTGCCGCCTGCGGGCCTGTCGCATCCCCTTCTCTGGTCGCCGGGGCTGCACAGCGCGCCGGACCTGCAGCGCGCGGCCTGGCCCGGTTGGCTGCGCGAGATCGAGGTCGGCGCCACCTTTGAGCCCAAGGCCGGCCGCATCGAGTTCGACGCCGGGCCGGGACGGCCGATGAGCCGCCCGATCGCCTCTGATCCTGCGCGGAAGCTGGCGGGGCGCATTCGCGGCGACGTGGTGCAGCGCGCCGCGCTGGAGGCTTTCGCTGCTGGAGCCAACGGGTTCTGGATGGTCGAGCCGGGCAGCGAACGACTGTGCGTGGCCAGCTGGGCCGCAGACGGCGCCCCGCGCCTGTCCGAAACGCGCGGCGCGCTGCACCTGATGGATTTCACGCTGTGGCTGGAGACCGCCTGATGACGGAGGTGACCGAGGCCCTGGTCGAGGCCACATTCCGGGGCGAGCCTGATGCTGCGGCGCAGCTGGTGACGATCTACAGCGACGCCTTGGACGAGCCTATCGCGGTAACGGACTGGCCCGGCGGACTGCGCTCCAACGGCGTCGATCACGTCCACTACCCGTTTCAACTGAAATGGGCGGGGGCGAGCCAGGACAACCCGTTCGGACAAGGGCGGCTGACGATCGCGAATGTCGATCAGAGGATCGAGGAAGCGTGCGACGCGGCGCAGGATCCGCCGCGGATCGACCTGGCCGTGGTTCGCGTCGCGGAGCCTGATGTCCTGGAGCGCGCACTGATGGACGCGCGCGTCTCTGCGACCGAAGGCGACGAGACGAAGGCCACGGCGGTGATCCAGCCGAGGAGCTTCACCGAAGAACCCGCCTGCGCCGTCAGCTATACGCCAGCGACCGCGCCAGGCCAGTTCTGATGACGCTTATGCTGGTACCGGGCAATCTGATCGCGCGGGCGTCGGTGCTGATCGGCGCGCCGTTTCAGGCCAAGGGCGATACGCCCGAGGGGTGGGATTGCCGTGGCCTGACCCGCTGGTGCCTGCGCACCTTCAGCGGGATCGAGGTTCCCGACTATCTAGAACTGTATGACGCGGCGATCGTCAGCCCGGCCGGGGGTCAAGCGCGGGCCCGGCTTCTGGCGCAGGGCCTGGCGTCGTGGCGGATGGTGGAGCCCCAGGCTGGCGTGGTCGCCTGGCTGACCTGGATGGGGAAGGCCGGCCACGTCGGCTACATGCTGACGCCGCGCCTGGTGCTGCACGCCGACAGCCCGATGGGGACGACCCTGTTGGATCTGGATGCGCCGCGAAGCCGGTACGGCCTGAAGGCGGCCTTCGTTCCCGCCTTCGTCACGGACATCGTCACGGCGCTCTAGCCGCGCCGGAGTTTCTGAGCCGCCTGCGCTCAAAAAGGTTCGCCTTTTCGACCCGACGCAGGCCGCGCACGCCGTGCGCATCCCATCGACAACCAAGAGGAGGAGGCGCCCGTGGCTGACGGCTCGCTGCCCATCGTCGTGACGCCTGAAGCCTTCGGGCGCGGCAGTTTCGATCTGGCCGTGATCGAAGGCCTGACGGTCCGCGGCGCGCTGGTCGAGGCGGTCAAGGCGGGGCTTCCCGTCAACCTGCTGGACCGCACGGAGATCTACATCGATGGGGCGCGCCTGCCTCGCGAGGTCGCGCTCGATCGAGTCCTCAAGTCCGGCGAGCTGGTCCACTTCGTCGTTGAGCCGCTGGGCGGCGGTGGCGGCGGCGGGAAGGATATCGGACAGATTCTCGTCTCCCTGGCCGTGCTGGCGGTGTCGTCCTGGATCGGCGGCATGGCCCTGTTCGCCTCCAATCAGGCCATGCTGGTCGCCAAGCTGATCGCGCGCACGGCGCTTCAGGTCGGGGTGCTGGTCGGCGGGGCGGCGCTGGTCTCCTCCATGGGGCAGCGCGACACGCCAGCCCGGGCCAATGACCGATACGCGCTGCAGAGCGCGTCGAACCAGTACCGGCAGTGGGGCACCATGCCTCTGGCGCTCGGCGAGGTGGTGGCGGCGCCGGATCTAGCGGTGAAGACCTTTACCCAGAGCGAAGGCGACGACGTCTGGCTGTACGGCATCCTGGGCGTCCACTACGGCCCGTGCGAAGTTTCCGAGGTCAAGATCGGCGACACCCTGGTCAGCACCATGGGGCCGGGCGATTTTCGGATGGTCCAGCATCTGGAGCCGGGCCCGCGCGCCTTCCAGCTCTATCCCAACGATGTCGACCAGTTGGATCTCCAGGAGGAGTTGCAGGCGACACCGGGCAGCGCGACGCCGCTGGTGCGAGCGGCGTCCTCGGATGGGAGCCGCTTCGGCTTCGATTTCTTCCTGCCGGCGGGCCTGCATTTTCAGAAGGATGACGGCCGGCTGATCGACGCGACTGTTTCGGTCGCGGTGCGCTATCGCCCGATCGACATGACGGGGGCCGCCACCGGACCGTGGCAGAACGGGCTGACGATGTCGCGGCGCGCGCGCTCGAAGGATCCGATGCGCATCACCCACTGGGTGAGCCTGCCGCACGGTCGTTATGAGTTCGAGCTGACGCGCAGCCGGCCGGACGACGACAACGCCAAGCGCCAGGACCGGATTCTGCTCACCGCCATCAAGGCGGTCGCCTTCCGCAAGCCGGTGACGGACGAGACCCTGTCCCTGATCGAGTTCGCCGTGCGCGCCTCGGCTATCAATCAGGGCGGCCTGGCGCCGATCACCTGCCGCATCAAGCCCAAATGCCCGACCTGGACAGGCAGCGGCTGGGGCCCCGCCGTCGCGACATCGAACCCGGCCGCGCTGGCGCGCTGGCTGCTGACCGGCCCGGCTCCCGCCAAACCCCTGCTGCCCGCCCAGGCGGATCTGCGCCTGCGGGCATGGTCGGGCCTGTGCGAACAGTACGACTGGAAGTGTCATGTCTACCTGACGGAAACGAAGACGCAGGCGGAGGTTCTGCAGATCCTGGAGCGCGCCGGGCGCGCCTGGCTGTTCTGGGATGGCGTTCAGGTCGCGGCCTCGCCTTGGGTCGAAAAGCCGGCGCCGCGCCAGTTGTTCACCGGAGCGAATCTGCGAGATCACCGCTGGGAAATCGCCTATCCGGACCCGGTTCACGCCCTTCGCGTCGAGTTCCTTAACCTGGAGAAGGGCGGCGAGGCCGACGAGCTGTTCGTCTATGCCGACGGTTATGGCGAGGTCGCGGATCCGGCGAATGGGATCAAGGCGGCTACGCTGGTCGAGGCCCTGCGTCTGGACGGTCAGGCGACGCCCAATCGGGCCTATCGCGACGGGCGCTGGGCGCTGGGATCGCTGAAGCTGCAACGCCGGGTGGATACCTGGACGGCCGATATCGAACACCTGGTGTCGCAGTACGGCGATCGCGTCCGCCTGGCGTGGCGGCGGCCTCTGAACGGTGCTGAGGCGCGGGTGCGGTGCCGCCGCTGGAACGCCGACGGCACCGCCGTGATCGGGCTTCGGCTGACGCAGCCGGTGAGGATGGAGGCCGGGCTCGAATACGCCGCCGACCTGCGGACCAAGAACGGGCTTCATGTCTCCGTTCCGGTCGAGACCGTCGCAGGCGAGACGCGCGAAATCCGATTTGCCGATCCGCGCAGCCCTGCGCTGTGCCCGCAGGCCGACGACCTGATCGCTTTCGGCGTTTCGGAGCGGGTCAGCGAAGATGTTGAGATCGTCGGCATCGAGCCGGGAGAGAACCTGACGGCGGTGATCACCGGGGTGCGCTATGTCGCGCCTCAGCTGATGGCGGGCGAGACCGGGCCTATCCCGGCCCTGCCCTCGCGTCTTTCGGGGGATCGCAACGCCAATCCGCCGCGTCCGACGCTTCTTGGCGTTCAGGAGGATGCGCACGGCGTGCGCGTGAGCTTCGCCATTCCGACCTGGCGGGGGGCGCCTATCAACGCCTTCACGGTGCGGTGGCGCGGCGTGTCCATCGCCGGTGAAACCGCCAGCTGGGCGCCTCTGCCGGCGCTGGATGGTGGGGCGCGCGAACTGATCGCCCCGCCGCTGCGCGAGGCTCCGATCGAGGGCGTCGAGGCGACGCGGGTCGAGTTCGAGATTACGGCGACGACGGTGGATGGTCGCGCGTCCAGGCCGCTGCAGGTGACGGTGGTCAAGCCGGTTCCGGGCGCGCCGCTCGCTTCTGTCTGGAGCGTGGACGCCAAAGGGCCGGACGCGAACGGCGTGTCGCAGCCGATCCTGATCGTGCGCGGCGAGATCACTGATCCCAATGTGGCGGCCGTGCGGATCGCCTGGGGCCTGACCGTCGATGGTCCGTGGACGGAGGCCTATGAAGGCGCGCCGCTGACCAAGGCGCTGGAGATCGGCAATCTGACGCCGGGCGTCGAGCATTTCGTCGCCATCACGCATCTGTCGGCGCAGGGCGTGCCCAGCCAGTTTCTGGTGATCGGGCCGCGCGTGCCGGGACAGTTGATTTCGGGGGACACCACCCACCTGAAGGGCGAGCCGGTTCAGGACGTGCTCGACAAGCTGACGGACACGGCGACGCTGGCGGATCAGAACCGCCAGGCGGTCGAAGCCCTGGAAGAGGTCTACGGCGACACGGTTAGCGCGGCGACTTCGGCCGCGGCTGCGGCGGCTTCTGAGGCTGCGGCTGTCCAGGCAAAGGCGGATGCGCTCATCGCTAAGGCAGGCGCGGAAAGCTCGGCGGGCGCCGCCCAAACAGCCAAGACACAGGCGGAAACTGCACGGGCTGGCGCGGAGACGGCTCAGACCTCGGCGGCCAATAGCGCGACGACGGCCACGGGGGCCGCAGCAACGGCGACGACGCAGGCGGGGATCGCCACCACGGCTAAGAACGACGCGCAGGCCGCGTCCAGCGCCGCTGTAACGGCCAAGGACCAAGCGTCGTCTTTCGCTGATGCGGCAGGTGTGAGTGCAGCGGCGTCTCAGGCGTCGTCAGTCACGGCATCGACCGCGCGGGACGAAGCCCTTCAGGCCCTGATGCAGCAGGGCCGGACGAACCTTGTCGCCCGCGAGAACGTCGCGCCGGGGTCTCCTGTGACCTCGCCCAGCCCCTCGACCTCGGGCTGGGGCTTCACCCTGACGGGCAACGGCGGCGGCGTTGGGCGGGGGATCGTCGTCGGTCCGCTGAAGCAAAGCACCCCCTACAGCGTCAGCTTTAAGGCCCGCCGAAGCATCGGGACCGGAGCTTCAGCCCTTAACGTCGACCTTTACCCGGACACCCTGCCGGAGCGCGTTTTCCAGATCGACGAAAACTGGACGGACTTCAAATGGGAGGGCCTCACGTCCGCCCATGCGGACATGACTTCCGAAAACGTCCAACTTCGCTTCTTCCGGGCCAGCCTTCCTAGCGGCCACACGTTTGAAGTGGCGGACATTAAGCTCGAAGAGGGCGCGACCGCTACGGCGTGGACCCCGAACCCGAAGGACATTGAACTGTCCGCCAGCGCGGCGGCCACCTCGGCCAGCAACGCGGCGGCCAGTGAGACGGCGGCCGGGGCTTCGGCCAGCGCGGCCAGCACGGCTAAGACGCAGGCTGAAACTGCGCGCGGGCAGGCCCAGACGGCAGCCACCCAAGCGTCCAGCAGCCGTGACGATGCGGCGGGTTCTGCTGCGAGCGCCAGCAGCAGTGCCACCCTTGCGTCGAATAGCCGGGATGCGGCGGCGGGGTCGGCCACGGCTGCGGCGGGTTCGGCTTCGACCGCCAGCACCAAGGCCACGGAAGCGGGCAACTCGGCGGCTGCTGCTGCGGCGGCGCAGGTGTCGGCGTCGGCTTCTCGGGATCAAGCTCTCAAGGCGCTGCTGGAACAAGGCCGGACCAACCTCGTGCGCCGCACACGCGCGACGGCGGGTCAGGTTGTGGCTACGAGCGAGGGTCTATCCGGCTGGGGCTTTTCCATGGTGGGGACCGGATCGGACGCGCAGGAGCGATCCATCGCTGTCGGCCCGCTGAAGCAGAATACGCCCTACAGCCTCAGCTTCATGGCGCGTCGCCTGGCTGGCTCGGGGTCTAAGCCCATCACCTTCGACCTGTTCCCGGACACGCTGCCGGAACGGGCCTTCGACATCCAGTCCAACGCCTGGACCCGCTACACTTGGGAGAACTTCTCGTCGGACCACTCTGACATGACCATGCCGTCGGTTCTGGCGCGCTTCTTCCGCCCGAACATGGAGGCGGACGTCAACGTCGAGATCGCCGCCGTCAAGATCGAGGAAGGCGCGACCGCGACCGTCTGGACCCCCTCTCCTTTCGATGCGGCTGATAGCGCTTCGGCGGCCGCCACTTCGGCGTCCAGCGCTGCGGCCAGTGAGACGGCGGCAGGGCAATCCGCGACGGCGGCGAGCGGTTCGGCCACAACGGCGGCGACGAAAGCCGGGGAGGCCTCGACCTTCGCATCTCAGGCCTCGACCTCGGCCGCCAACGCCAACACAGCCGCGATCAACGCTGGGGTGAGTGCGACCTCGGCCGCATCCAGGGCGGGCGGAAACATCGTCGCCATGGGTTCATTTTCCGATGGAACAATCGGAACTTGGACAGGA